ATCTTAAGAAGTTTGAAAAGTTCGTTGACAAATTATATTCCTCAGGTGTTTTTGAACTAAAGATTGTTGAGAACTTTCAATTCCAAGAGAGTGAAGAGTTTGAAGCATTTGAATCAGAAGACACGCTTTCTATCTTGAATAGATATATCCAGGAAGCTGAAATAAACCTTGAAAAGTCCGTCATTCAACGGATAGTTCAAGAAGTATATCAGGAAGCATGTGAGATGATTTGATGTTTATTCTAACGAAACTTGGTAGTGAGGATCAAGGAGCATATTCTGTCCAAAATGAAGAAGGAGAGCAAATACTATATCTCTTTGAAGATGAAGATGATGCTGTAAGATATGCTATGATGTTAGAGGAAGATGGCAACTATCCTGAAATGCATATTATAGAAGTAGATAGTGAAATGATGATAACTATTTGTGAATCCCATGGATATGATTACACAGTAATCACACCTAATGACATTGTAATTCCGCCAAGAACTGAAGAACATGATTTTATTTGAAAAGATTCGTTGGAAAAATTTCTTAAGCACTGGCAACCAATATACTGAAGTTAATTTTCAACAAGCATCTACCACTTTAATAGTAGGTAGTAATGGTGCAGGTAAGAGTACCGTATTGGATGCACTGACCTTTGCTTTGTTTGGAAAACCATTTCGTAAAATTAATAAACCCCAACTACCTAACACTACAAATGAGAGAGATTGTAGAGTTGAGGTAGAATTTTCTATCAATAATACAGACTGGAAAGTTTGTCGTGGTATTAAACCAAATATATTTGAAATCTATAGGAGTGGTAATCTTTTAGATCAAGCAGCTGCTGCACTTGATCAGCAGAAGTGGTTGGAACAAAATGTTCTGAAAATGAACTATAAGTCATTCACCCAAATTGTCATTTTGGGTAGCAGTACTTTTGTTCCTTTTATGCAATTGACTGCATCAAATCGTCGCGAGGTGATTGAGGATCTATTGGATATTAAAATTTTCTCTTCTATGAATAGTATCATTAAAGATAAGATTCGCCAGACTAAAGAATCTATTAAAGTTTTAGATCTTAAGAAAAGTAATCTTAATGAGAAGGTTGAGATGCAAACCAACTTCATTGAACAGTTGGAGAATGAAGGTAAAGAAAAAATTGATAGTAGAAAGAAAAAGATTACTGAACTGATGCAAGAAGCAGAAGTTTATGTTAGAGAGATTAGTAATCTTGAAGAGACTATTTTTGGGTATATTAAAGAGCAAGAATATGTGACAGGAGCTTCGGAGAAACTCCGTAAGTTAGGAAACCTGAAAGGTAAGATCTCCCAGAAGGTATCGACCATTACGAAAGAGCATAAGTTTTTTACTGAACATACGGAATGCCCTACCTGCGGACAGGGTATTGAAGAAGAGTTTAGGTTAAATAGAATTAGTGACGCTCAAACTAAGGCAAAGGAGTTGCAATCTGGTTACAAAGAACTAGAAGAAGCAATTAAAGACGAAGAAGAGCGAGAGCGTCAATTCACTACACTTTCAAAGGAGATTACTAAACTCAATAATGACATTTCTAAAAACAATACTAGGATTTCTGGATGTCAGCGACAAGTCAGAGATCTTGAATCGGAAATTCAAAGAACTACCGATCAACTTGCAAATAGAAATATTGAACATGAGAAGTTAACAACCTTTAAGGAAAATCTCCAAACAACATATGACGAGTTAGTTACACACAAAGACCAAATCAATTATTATGATTTCACTTACGGATTGTTGAAGGATGGTGGAGTTAAAACTAAAATTATCAAGAAGTACCTACCGCTGATAAATCAGCAAGTAAACCGTTATCTACAGATGATGGACTTCTACATAAACTTTACTCTTGATGAGGAGTTTAACGAAACCATTCAATCACCAATTCACGAAGACTTTTCTTATGCTTCTTTTAGTGAAGGTGAAAAACAAAGAATCGACCTAGCACTTCTTTTCACTTGGAGAGAAGTTGCTAGATTTAAAAATTCAGTTTCAACTAACCTAATGATCCTTGATGAAGTCTTTGATAGTTCACTAGACGGCCAAGGAACAGAAGAATTTCTTAAAATTATCCGATATGTAATTAAGGATGCTAATATCTTTGTAATCTCTCACAAAACAGGTATGGAAGATAAGTTTGAAAATGTGTTGAGATTTGAAAAAGTTAAAGGATTTAGTGCAATGGTCTAAATATAGTGTGTCCGCTAATATCATATGCTATCGACAGAGTACCGACTGCGATTACAGTTCATATGCAAATGTATAATGAACGGTGAGGAAGTAAAATTAGAAGATATGATATGGGCGAATAAACTAGCAAAAGCAAATAGGTCAGCAGGAGAGATGCTACGGCAGGCAAGGAGAGCATCTTTTAAAAAAACAGAAGAAGGTAGTCTAGATGATTTTATGAATAGGATGGATTTGGGAGACCCGGACCCATCCAATCACAAGACGGGTTTCAGCGGTGCAGATGATATAGCAGAATGGTTTACTCATGAACGAACAGATGATTGGAGGCAACACGATTGATGAAGATGTGGGAGGTAGAATGTAGTTCTTGTGGCAAAATGGTTCCGGCTAATAAATGTCCTCAAGTAAAGGAGACTGCTCTCTGTAAACTTTGTTGGTTAGAGGAGAGAGGTCATATGTTTGGCATTAAGAGACAGTCAAAGAAGTGACACACTACCTTGCGGAGACGCGGGGTTTTTTCGTATAATGGACTCATAGAAAACAAGACACATGGCAGTCAACTACGAAATCAAGTCACAGCTCGCTAAACTGCTTGCCACTGAAGACCTGGTGGTTGAGCACAAGAATATCGATACAGCACAATTTAATGTCCATACTCGTGTCCTGACTCTCCCTATGTGGGATAAGGCAAGTAACTCTGTCTATGATATGCTTGTAGGTCATGAGGTGGGACACGCTCTCTACACTCCTGATGAGGATCCCCCGGCAGACATCCCTCACCAGTTTATCAATGTTACTGAAGATGCACGCATTGAGAAATTGATGAAGCGTAAGTATCTTGGTTTGTCAAAGACTTTCTTCCGTGGATACCAAGAACTCAACGATCAAGATTTCTTTGAATTAAAGGGTGAAGATATCAACAAGATGAATCTTGCTGATAAAGCAAATCTTTTCTTTAAGATTGGCAACTTTCAAGATATTAGTTTCAATTTTGAAGAGCGTCAAATCATTGATATGATTTCTGCTGCTGAAACTTTTAGTGATGCTGTTGATGCGGCCAGGATTCTGTATGAGTTCTGTAAGGAAGAACAAAAGCAAGCAATTTCTCTTCCTAATCCTACTACCATTGATAAACAGGATCAGGAAGGTGGTGAGGAAGAGTCTCCTGATCAGGGAGAAGGTACTGCTGAAGCAGAGAAGCAAGAACAACCTAATGAAGAAGAATCTTATGGTGGCACTGCTGAAATTGAAGATCCAAAAGTTACTACTGATGAACTTCTTGAAAGTAAATTGAAGGATTTAGTTACTGATGATCAATATCCAAATTATTATGTCGAACTTCCTAAAGTAAATCTAGATACTATCATTGCTCCAAATGAAGAGATCCATGAACTAATCGATAGTCATCATGCTAGGCATTTGAAGAATGGGTATACTAACAACCATGATGTAGAATATAAAAAGTTCAAACGGGATGCCCAGAAAGAAGTCAACTATCTGGTGAAAGAGTTTGAGTGTAAGAAAGCAGCAGACTCCTATGCTCGTGCTTCTACTTCTCGCACTGGTGTTCTGGACTGCACTAAACTGCATACTTACAAGTACAACGAAGATCTGTTTAAGAAAGTAACTACTCTTGCTGATGGTAAGAACCATGGCCTAGTGTTTGTTCTGGACTGGTCTGGTTCTATGCAACACGTTCTCCATGACACCATCAAGCAACTCTTTAACTTGATCTGGTTCTGTAAGAAAGTTAACATCCCCTTTGAGGTGTATGCCTTCAGTAATGAGTGGAATGGATATCGTTGGGATGAGAATGGTAACCATCTTGAAAAGACATCTCACTACGAACAAAAGGAGGGTCTCCTTGTTATTGATGGTGATTTCACTATGATGAATCTCTTGAGTAGCAAGGTAAAAGATATTGATAAGCAGATGCTTAATATTTGGCGTCTTGTTGAGTCGATGTATACCTGCTGCCCATATGCAATGTCCACCCCTAGGCGTCTGTCTCTGTCAGGTACTCCTTTGAATGAGGCACTGATTTCTCTTCGCCAGATTCTCCCTATGTTCCAGCGGGAGAACAAAGTTCAAAAGGTTCAGTGTATTGTGTTGACTGATGGTGAAGCAAATCACATTCCCTATCATGTTGTTGTCAAACGTCCTTGGGAGGATGAGCCATATCTGGGTTGCAATCATCTTCGTTCCAATACTTTCATCCGTGATCGTCAGACTGGCAATACCTATCGTGTTCCTTATCAATGGCACGAATTTACCAGCACTCTTATTACCAACTTGAAGGATCGTTTTCCTAATACAAACTTCATTGGTATTCGTGTCCTTGAAAGCAGGGATTCTGGTGCTTTTATGAGGTTGTATATGGATCAGTATGGTGAAGAGTATCAAAAGACATTGAAAGAATGGAAGAAGCAGCGTAGTTTCACAATCAAGAACTCTGGGTATGATGCATACTTCGCTATGTCTGCATCAGCCCTGGCAGATGATTCTGAATTTGAAGTTAATGTAGGTGCTACCAAATCTCAAATCAAAAATGCATTCACCAAATCTTTAAAAACCAAGAAACTAAATAAGAAGGTCCTTGGTGAGTTTATCTCTTTAGTCGCTTGAGAAAAATGCATAGGTTTCCTTTCAAACATATTGTCGTAGAAGATACGAAAGAAGTATTGGTGGTATGTCAAAGTGCTATCACTGCTATGGGTATTAGCGCTATGGTAGAGAAGTATTATCCAGGTTATACTGGTAAGATAATTTCAGAACGATACTGGCAGGAAGAGACAAAAGAATAACTGTCTACTGGGGGTCGGATGACCCCCTTTTTTGGTCTATAATACCTTCAGTTCAAACAAAGCAAATGGCACTGTCCGCCGAATACATCCGCACTTCACTTCAAAACCTGTACGGCACTGAATTTACTGCTGCTGATGTCCGAGCATGGTGTAACATGAATGGTTGTGCATATCAAACAGTTACTAAAAAAATTGATGACTGTAAAGTTGGTCGTGGCAAGTGGAATCTAGAAGTAACAAAAGAGACCATGCAGGAATTGGAGGTAACTTATAGTGCTCCTGCTGCAATGCCCGCAGTTGAACAAAACTTGATTCCTAAAAAAGATGATACCTTCGTCCAGTTTGGCAATTATGGTTCTGTTAAAAAGATTATTCAATCCCGCCTATTCTACCCAACGTTTATTACTGGACTATCTGGAAACGGTAAAACGTTCTCGGTCGAACAAGCGTGTGCTCAACTTGGACGAGAATTGATTCGTGTAAACATTACTATTGAAACTGATGAAGATGATCTTATTGGTGGTTTCCGCCTTATTGATGGCAACACCGTCTGGCACAATGGCCCAGTCACTGAAGCACTCCAACGAGGAGCTATCTTGCTCCTTGATGAGATCGACCTCGCTTCTAACAAAATTCTCTGTCTCCAGTCAATTCTTGAAGGGAAAGGAGTATTCCTTAAAAAGGTCGGAAAATGGATTGAACCTGTCTCTGGTTTCAACGTCATCGCCACAGCAAACACTAAAGGTAAAGGTAGCGACGACGGACGATTCATTGGAACTAACGTGCTCAATGAAGCATTTCTTGAGCGATTCCCCGTCACCTTTGAGCAAGAGTATCCTACCCCTGCTACAGAATTGAAGATTCTGGAAGGTGTAGCAAAAGACCTTAAGGTGGTTGCTCCAGACTTCTGCAAGCGCCTTGTAGACTGGGCTGACATCATCCGTAAGACCTTCTATGATGGTGGTGTGGATGAGATTATCAGCACCCGTCGCCTGGTCCATATCATCCGTGCATACAGGATCTTTGGTAAGAAAGAGATGGCAATGGAAGTTTGTGTCAATCGATTCGACGATGACACCAAGCAAGCATTCATGGAACTCTATGACAAGGTAGATGCTGATTTCCAAATGCCAATTGACGAGGAGGCACAGAACTGATATAATAATGACAAACTCTTGGTCTATGCTCTACGATGAAATCCTAAAAATGGATAAACACGATGGTATGCTCCCATGGGGGCACAGTGATTATGAATTCTTGATTAACAACCCTGATATGAATAACAAAAACCGATACAAGTATAATGAGGAAGAAATCCTCAAGGAATTGACCGATTATATTTCCGGTACATATAATCAGCACTACTCTGCTGGTGATGATAAAATTCAGACACTTGATCTGATTGATGCCTGCGGTGATGGCGAATCCTTCTGCCGCTCTAACATTCTCAAGTATGCCTCTCGCTACGACAAAAAAGGCACTGCTCGTCGTGACATTATGAAGATTTTGCATTATGCTGTTCTTCTAATGCATTTCAATGACAAGAATGCAAAACGTGAAACTTACCCACAATGAAACTGAGAAAAACAACTATGAACTTGTCTGATTCTACCCTCAACCTGCTGAAGAACTTCAGCACGATCAATCAGTCTATCCTCTTCAAAGAGGGTAATAGTCTTCGCACTATCAGTGTGATGAAAAACATTCTTGCTGAAGCAACTATCAATGAAGAGATCCCCAAAGACTTTGGCATCTATGATTTGAATCAGTTTCTTAATGGATTGTCTCTGCACCAGAGTCCTGACCTTGACTTTGCAAACAACGGATATGTGGTGATTAAAGAAGGTCGCTCTCGTTCCAAGTATTTCTTTGCAGATCCAAAAGTAATCGTAACACCCCCTGATAAGGAAATCACTCTTCCAAGCGAAGATGTTTGTTTTGAACTTACTACTCAGCAATTAGACAAACTTCTAAAGGCAGCAGCTGTGTACCAACTACCAGACTTCTCTGCTGTTGGAGAGAATGGTGTAGTTAAATTGGTTGTTCGTGATAAGAAGAACGAAACCTCTAATGACTATGCTGTAGTTGTTGGCGAAACTAATAATACTTTCTGCTTTAATTTTAAGGTGGAAAATGTTAAAGTTATTCCTGGCACTTATGAAGTGGTTGTATCACAGAAACTTCTCTCACGTTTTACTAGTAAGGATTATGATCTGAAATATTTTATTGCTTTGGAACCTGATTCTACTTTTGAGTAATGTTTCCTTTCAATACCTCAAAGAAAGAAGAAATCCTAGTTATTGATAATTTCTTGAATGAATCTGAATATAAGGTTCTTCGAGAATCTATCATGAATTGTAATTCTTGGGGATTTACTAAAGGTATTTCTATTGAGAGTGAAGGAGATCCTAGAATTTACTATGGGTTCTCTTCTGGTGTTGTTGATGAAGACGAACCTGAAGTATATCTTTTTGATGAGGGATATCACATTCAATATGTCAAACAACTTAATGAAAGGATAAAGCAACGATTTAATTTTAAAGAAGTAATTCGTTGCAGATTGGACATGACTACGTATCGTGGCGAGGATGAAATTACATTTGGTCCTCATATTGATTGTGATAGGGAGCATACAACGTCAATTTTTTATATGACTGATAGTGATGCACCAACTATCATATACAATGAAAAAAGATTTTGTGGAGATATTCCAAAAGATCTTCCTCTTACCGAAAAACAAAGAGTTATACCAAAACAAAATCGACTGGTAGTGTTTCCGGGAAATCATATTCATACAGGTATGTGTCCTATTAATCATCCAGTTAGAATTTTGATAAACACCAATTATAGAGGTGTTGCAAAAAAAGATTATAATGGACCTCTTTATGCTCCTTGGACTAAAGTAGAAGCAGGAAAACACTGGAAATGATGAAGAACATGCGTGATGAATTTTTGTGGGTTGAGAAGTATCGACCCAAAACTATTGAAGATTGTATTTTACCAACAAATATTAAGAAGACTTTCCAAGACTTCCTAGATAAAGGTGAGATACCTAACATGCTGCTCGCAGGTCCTGCAGGATGTGGTAAA